CCTGAAAGGAGCACAAAATGTCACCCCCAGTCAATATGACGCTATTTCTAAAAGCACCAGCAGTATCACTTGGAATGTGCAATTACCAAGTGAGTCAACAGTATTCTCCCGTAGAATTATGGTTGAAGTAGAATGCACAGTTCAGATTCAGGCTTCATTCGACGCAGCAGCCCCCAATGGCTCGGTTCTTTTTAACTATGGTTATGCCTCAGCACTCGGTCCTTTCCCCTTCCATTCTATGTGCAATACAATCCAAGCCACTATTAATAATAACACCGTAAGCACTAACATGCGAGATGTTATGTTCCAGTTAATGCGATTTAATGATCGTAGAGAACTTGCACGATACAATAATGCTTGTCCCACTATGTATGACTCCTATTTGAACTATGACGAAGCACTCGGCACTAATAATAATCCATTGGCAGCGTGGAACAATGTCAGCAACGACCAAGACTTCCAGCCTCGTGGTTCTTTTAAAATTACAAGCGTTACTGGAAACTTTCCAAAAGGGGCAGCGACCGCTCCCGATCCCGTTGCTCGTACTATTCTTGTGACTTTCAAAACCTTAGAACCTCTCATGCTTAGTCCATTTATCTGGTGTGATCCTAAATCAAACAATCAGGGAATGTACGGTGTGCAAACTTTAAATTTCGTCTTTAATCTGGGTCAAGCAAACAGGGTTGTTCGTCTCGCTAATAAGGCACTTTATGCAAATCAAACCGCATCTGTAACTCTCGCAAGTGTCGGTACTTGTAGGTTGCTTATGGAGTTCTATACTCGTCAACCCAGTGATCTCGTTAGTTCTCGCAACGTTGTGCCTTATGCTGAATACCCCCGCTATGTTACTCCAACCTCTGGCACAATCGCAGCGGGTGCTGATAGTGGTGAAGTCAATTTTCAAAGTATTCAGTTGAACTCTGTGCCAGATAAACTAATCGTATGTGTTAGAAAGGTTCTCGGTACTCAATCCAACTTCGACTCTGATAGTTTCCTTCCTATTACTAATATCAACATTAATTTTTCCAATAAAGCGGGTCTCCTCTCGGGTGCAACCCAATGGGATCTCTGGAGGATGAGTGTTGAATCAGGCTCAAATCAGACATGGGCGGAATTTCAAGGCTTCGCACCTCTTGGAAACCAGACTCCATTTGTTCCTACTAATCCCGTACCTGCTCAGCAAGGTTCAGATGCTGGTTATAAACAAATCTCAACATGCGGTTCTGTTCTTTGTTTAGAGATGGGTCGTCATGTAGAATTAGACGACATATATGCACCTTCCTCAATCGGAGCGTTCCAATTGCAGTTCAAACTTAATTTTAAGAACAATACATCTGCTCCCATTACTAATGGTGCTTATGAAATTGTCCTTATTACTATGAACAGCGGGGTATTCACAATTGAAAGAGGAACGTCACAAACTTATACTGCTATTCTTTCTCGTGCGGATGTGCTCTCAGTTTCTTCTCAGCCTTCTGTTTCCAAGTCCCAAGTTGAAAGGCTCGTCGGTGGATCATGGGAAGATAGTTTTAAATCTCTATGCAGTTCAATCGCCCCATGGGCTGGTCGGGCTGAATCCGTTAAAAACTTTATCTCTGGCGACGGTGCAAGTGGAGGCGGACAATCTGGCGGTCGTCTCAGAAAGCATCTGGCAATGTAAAGAAAAATTAAATTAATATTTAGGAAATATTTTTTATCTTATTTTATATATATAAGATGAAAATCAGAATCCCCAAAATTCCAATCCCCAAGCCTACCTCTGTCGAACTATCTTTTAGACCTCAACCTACTATTAAATTGAACTTTTAAAAAATGGTGAGGGAGAGTAATTCTGGTGAGGCAAAAAACAAGACTTTTATTAATTGTATAAAATAGGCTATATATAGCAATACTTCAATTATTAGGCTCACCAAACTATAAAACCCTCACCAGAATTATAGGCGGATATTCTAAAAAAGTTTTAGGGTTGAAACAGACCACATTCTTTTGTCATAGAGTTCGTAAGTCCTTTATTTCTGGGGTTTTAGAAATTGTTGATCCCCACTTTTAGTCATTTAGACAACGCATTATGCAACATTAAAAACAACTTAAACCGCTGTAGCTCAGGGGCAGAGCGGAGGGCTCATAACTCTCAGGTCATCCGATCAAAACGGATCGGCGGTATTTTTTACTAAATATTAAAATATATAGTAAAAAACAATTTAGGATAAATTAATGGAGATTTCTTAATGTAAATAATTAAATATATATAATAGAATTATTATCTAATCCTATTATATAAATGGCATCTTATAAGAATTCTTATAATCAGGCGATCGCAAATCGTCAACACGCATTAAATGTCGCAAATCTTAAAAATGATTATGCAGAGTCATTAATTCAACCTTTACATGGCGGTGCTTATCAAGGGGGCGATTTCTGGTCGGATTTCGGTGACGGTTTCATGTCAGTTATGAAACCAGTCGGTCAAGTATTATCTGCTGTTGCACCTTTTATTGGAGCAGGTGAAGGACAAATCGGCGGAGATATGTCTGTTAATGCACCTTATATTGGTTATAAATATGGTGAGGGTTATAGTGGAGGAAATATAGCAAATGGTGGAATTCCTCCGTTTAATATTCCAACCAATGCTGGAATGTCGGGAGGTGGCGTATGTGGTGGTGAAGTGGAAAGACAAATCGGCGGTGCAAGAATGAGAGCACCTTTAATTGGATATAAAGGATTAGGGCTTTCTGGTGGAGATGAAGTAAGCGACACCGATCATCCGCTTCTATTAAACCCAGAACTACAAGCCACCATGTTTCTTGGAGGTCGAAGACCCAGCAGTGTTAGTAAGGCTGTTAAGAAGCGTATGGTACAGAAAGCCATAGCAGACATGCTTTTACAAAAACAGTTAATGGCGGTTCATGGTAAAGGATTAAGCGGAGGTGGAATGAGCGGAGGCGACTTCGACTGGTCTTCTCTTCTTTCATTTGCTCCTCTTCTTCTTGGTCTTGGTTTAAGCGGAGGCGGACAATCTGGCGGGGCTGTATATGACGACTTGTCTGAATTTGAACCTTTACTCACGGGACTTGGAATGAGCGGAGGCGACTTCTGGTCTGATATTTCTAAACCTTTCGTAGATGGCTGGAACTGGGTGACTGGAACTGCTGTACCGTTTGTTGCTGATAATGCTGATAAGATTGGTAAAGTTGTGGATTTAGGATCAAAAATAGGAAAAGCAGTCGGAGCAGGTCAATCTGGTGGAATGTATGACAAAAGTAAATACGGAATGGGTCAAAGCGGGGGCATGACTTATCAACAAAATATGGATATGGCAGATGCTATGGGAGATATTTTTAGTGGAATGGGTCAAAGCGGAGGTGCAAGAGCAAGTGATACAAGAATGAAAAGCGGAAACGTTCAACTATATAAGGGCGGGGCATTAAATCAAAACGCACTTATGACAGATGGTAATGTTAATCAGCCTTATGTTGCAGGTGGTTTATCTGGCGGGGACTTCTGGTCTGATCTTGGAAATGTCGCCTCTCAAGTCGCTCCATTCCTTCCTCTACTCGGGCTTGGTGAATCAGGAGGCAAGAAACCCAAGAAACAAACTAAACAGGATAAGATGAATGAACGTCTCGCCATGAAAATCGCACATCTTCAAGGTAAGGGAATGGAAAGCACCTCAGATATGGAGGCAAGTAATAAGATCGTAAATGCTATGGCAAAGAGCAACCCAATGGTAGATGGAGCAGGTGTAAGCGGAGGCAAAAAGACCAGCAAATGGATCGCACATGTTAAAGCCTATGCCAAACAGCACGGTATTAAATATGGTGACGCTTTGAAACAAGCCAAGTCAACATATAGAGGTTAAGAAATAATTTTTATTTATTTAGTATAAATGTTTTAAAAATATTTATATTAATAAAAAATATAATATCTAATACTATATATATAATGGATAGATTACAAGCATTATTGAAAGGAAGGAAACCTCCACATCCGCATGTAGAAGGTCGAAAGAAACCATCTCTGGCATTAATCAATCACGCCTCTGAACGTGCAAAATTAAATAATGAGGATCGGAAATACAATCAGATAGTTTATGATAATGAATTGAAACAAGCCAATTTATACAATCAAAGTGCTATGCCAGATACTGGAAAAGATATAGGTGTTAGTTTCAAAATTAATGTTTACATTATCAGATTAACACAACAGTTAGGGATTAAACAAGATTTAGAAAAAGCATTATCTACATTCTTCGCAACTGGCGTTAGTGTCCAGCGTTTAAGAGGTGCAACTCGGGAGGCTCAGGTTGCTACTGATTTTTTTAAAAAGGCAGACATTTTAAGCACTTATAATGAACTTATGTTGTATATTAAAACTTATGCATCTGATATTGTTTCAGATGACGCATTTAAAGCCCAGATATTTAATACATCTTTTAATCCATTAATTCAACTATTATTAGACACTTCTACATTGTACCCACTATTTTTTAATCAACTCCCCGCTCCTTCTATGACCAGAACAGTTCCACCATCTGAGAGAGCAGAAGAAAGAAAGATATATGAAGTTGCACGTGAACAGAGTATAGGTTGTTATTCATTATTTAATACTATGGCTACTTTTTTGAATAATTTAATTTTTAGACCAATTGTTAAAGATGACATTAGTAAATATATTAAAGATAATAATGTCGCAGAGATTTTCAGGAAGAACCCTTTTGTTGACCCTATTGCTCCTATTGATCCAAATGTTCCACAACCGCAACAAGGGCAACAAGGGCAACAAGGACAACCAGCACCTCTCGACCCTAATGCTCAACCGCAACCACCAGCACAAGCCGTACCTGCAAACTCGGCAGATCAAGGGCAGATAAATGAAATTGTCGCAAGATATATGAATAGTTTACAACGCATTTTATTTACAAAAGACTCGACAGATGCACTAGACGCTTATAATAATGCTGTAGCAGAGAATTACATTATAGAATCACCACAAGCGTCTATGAAGAGAAAGGTAATCGCAGCGATTAAAAGAAGAATTGAAGCCGTGAGAGGTTCTGTTAATCTTCCAGTAGGAGCATCCGCTAATGTTCCACAAAATATAGCAGATGCAGAACAAGCATGGCAACAATTACAAGCACAAGCACAACCAGCACAACCAGCACCACAACCAGCACCTCAACCCGCACAACCACAAGATCCTAATAGACAGGCATATTTACAAAATGGAACAAATGGAACTCAGCCATTACAAGTTCCAGAATTAGACCAAGCAGAATCCGCACAAGTATGGGACATATATAAAGCATTAGAGACCCAGTTAGGTGCTGTTATTTCACCAAATGCAGGGGATTTAAAAATCCTATATGACGCTCTCCCACAAGCAATACAAGATAAAATCAGAAAAATGGGAACTCCAGATCAATTAGACGAAGCAACAGCAATTCAAGATGCTCTGCAAGGCTGGGTTACAAATATTATGCAACAACGTCAAGCATGGGGAAACGCACAAGTTGACGCTCAGGGACAACCAGCCCCCGTTCAGTCTAATACATTATACGGTCTGGGTCGTGAGATGAATAATGAAGCGGTTATGAATAGCATTTTAGATTTTGAAAATATGGCAAGACGACAAGCCAGAGAAGATGACTCTAAATCTATTGTAAGTCTTATGCCTAATATTTCACATTTAGAACCAAAGATTAAATCAGTAATAAATAAATTAAGGTTCGACCGCCGTAATGAGCCTAATTCATGGGGTAAAACTAAATATGAATATCAGCAAGGAATAAAACAAAGAGCCCACATGCTTCCACTTATAGATGAATATGATCCAAAGGCGGAGGCATTTAAAAATGGAAAAGTTATGAGCGGAGGTTGTAGCACTTGTTGCATTAAAGGTGGAATGTCTAATATTGAATCTGATTATTCAGGTTATGGAACTTATGATAATGAAGAAGACACGCCATTTAAGAGAATGTTAATCGGTATGCCTAATCCATTCTCTGGTAAAATGCCTGAGAGATCTTCTAATCCATATAATGCTCTCAGAATGAACACACAATTCGACGACGAAGATGACAGAGATTATTTTGACGCATTAATGGGAGAAGAAGGTGAGCACTATAAAGAGATTGAAAAACCCGTTGATCTGGATGAAACTGCCGACCAAATAAGAAAGAATAATGAAAACTATAAAGTACTTACTGGAAAAATGAAAAGTGTTAAATATAAGAATTAATTTTACAGTAAAAAATATCTATATTATATATATCAATATATAATATGGACATCTCTGAAACAAAAGAAGGAATTGACGAAGATATTAAAACTTGGGTTAATGCATTAAAATTTGATAATTCACCAATAGTGCAACTCGGGACATCTTCATTTAAATCTCAACAATATTTTAGTGATTATGATTGTTTTTCTCCAGTAATTAATCGTAATATATCTGCTGATAAATCATGTAAAGAAATAAAAGACATTTTTAAAAGAATTAATAATTTAGAGAATATATGGTTTATTGAATTAAAAATCCAAAATAAAGATGGAAGTAAAGAAAAGTTTTTTAATACTGATATTGATTGTGATAAGTTTGTTAAGGCTGTTAAAGATTTAGATTATTTAAAAATTGACGCTGTTGTTTTTATTAAACAAACTAACAAACTAACAGAACTTTCAATTATATATTCATTTAGTGATATGCCACCAAAAGAACAGTTAGTCAATGCAATAAAGGCGGATTATGATTTTTACTATGGAGAGAATAATATATATAAAGCATTAAAACGGGCTTTTTCAATATATAGATTATCAGATAATAAAGAAAAAATGGTTGAAATAAGTGGGCTTTTTAATTCCAGAACTGGATTATTATATACAATATCAAGCAATTTAAAAGCCATAAAATTAGTTCTTGACGGTAATGTTAGTGGAGATAATATAGAAAATAAAGTCAGGGTTAATTTACAAGATATATCTAATGATATTGATATGCCATTAAAAACTGAAAAAGATGTCGATAGTGCTATAAAAACTATTGATAATTTAATATTGAAACAAACAAAGGAATGGCTTAAATCGCATAAATCCGTATTATTGAAAAAATAATCTAATAATATTATATATATAGATAATATGAACGAATTTAATTTAGTAAAAGAAGGTCGCCCACTTTGTAAAGTGATCGGCGGGAAATTAAATGGAACTATAATCAGCGTTGCACCAATAGGAGAGGTAAATAAAAATGTATTTCCAGTTGTAAGACTTCCAGATGAGAGTAAGTTTATGCTTGTGCCAGATTACAAAAAAGAGCGTGACATTATATATATTACTGGTGCTTCGGGTTCAGGAAAAACAACTTTTACAGCAGGTTATATAAATGAGTATAAAAAAACTTACAAAAAAAATGAGATTTATGTTTTTTCAGCATTAAAAGAAGATGAAACATTAGATAAACTTGGAATTAAAAGGGTGAAAGTTGATAAAAATCTATTAGATGATCCATTAACAATCGACGATTTTAAGGATTCACTTGTGATTTTCGACGATATAGATGTTATAGGTGATAAGAAATTGAGAGAAGCCGTCTATAAAATATTGAATAGTATTTTAGAGACAGGTAGGCATACGAGAACCTCGTGCGTGAATACTAATCACCTGCCAACTGCCAAGAATGAAACACGCAGGGTACTTAATGAAGCCCATGCAATCGTCTACTTCCCGCATTCTGGTAGTGTAAGAGGTATTAATTATTTATTAACTGATTATATTGGTCTTACAAAAGAAGACATTGCATTAATTAAAGGTATGAAGTCACGCTGGTGTTGTATCTTTAAAAATTATCCCCAGATTGCTATGACGGAGAGACAGTTATGGTTTGTTGGAGAGGATGCTTGATTACATTTCAACACCATTGTCGTCAGGTATATCAACGACGACATTATTTTCTTCTTTTGGAAACTTCCAGCCCATACCATGTTTTTTAACAGGAGGCTGAGGATCAATAATATAGAATTCACCATTCCCGCCTTTCAATACATCTTTTATTGCTGTTTCTTTTACATTTTCGGTTGGTATATTTATTTTTACATGAGTTAAACCATTAGTAATTGGTGGCTTACTTACATCTGTCTCATTTTTATATAATGCATTATATTTTTCAATAATATCTGGATCTATAATTGGTGAAATATCAAATAAGTTTTTTAAATCTGTTTTTATTAATCCAAGCATATCTTTTGGATTTTGTCTTTGATCTCTCGACAACGACAATTCAATTTGAATTTTTTTAGATATTTGGGAGAATGTTAATCCGCATAATCTATGCCCTTCTGCTCTTTTTTGCAGTTGAAAATAACTGTCTATGGATTTAATAACAGATACGAAAATAGAACCTGTTGAGAGAATAATAAACATGTCGTCATTTTGTATATTCATACCAGTAGCCAACCCGATCACACTAGACAGGATTATTACAGGTATATTTATAATATTACTTCTAAACTGGTATTTTTCATGGGAGAGATTATGTAAAATACTGTATGACTCCGCTTGTTCTGCTTGTTCTTTTAATAGTAATTCTAAATCATTATTATATTGAATATCTTTCAACATTTTATATATAATATAATATCATATATAAAATATTTTCATATAAATTAATTAAGATATGCCATAAGGTAGAGTCTCAGTTGGGTCAGGTAGGAGTTCCGTTTCCTTTTGCTCTTTTTGACCATACAACCACTTTAAAAAATCTGGAATAAAATAGAACATATTATATAATATATATATATAGAAAATGTTTAAAAAGCAACTTAAAGAATTAAAAATTAGTCCTTCAACCTATTTAAAAATTGCCAGACAACGTGCAACAAATGCGGGATATAATAAAAAATTATTAGTTTTAAGTTCTGATCCAGATTATAAATTAAACTATTCTGGTGTGAATTTCGGGAGAACAGGGTACGGAGACTTCATTATCTGGAGTATTTTAGAAGAACGTGGCTTGGTAGAGAAAGGTTATGCAGATAAAAAGAGAGATACATTCCAGAAGTCGCATAGAGCCATAAAAGGCGATTGGAAGGATAATCCTATATCTCCTAATAATCTTGCATTAAATATTAATTGGTGATTAGCATTTTGCAGTTTGAACTTTTTTAATGTAGTTTTTTATACTTTTTAAAAAATTAATTTCATTTTCATAATCTATTTTATTTTTCATTATTAGTGATTCAACCTTTTTAAAATTCACCATGAATGCATTATAATCTTTCAATGCACCATTTCTCTGATTATTATATTCATTATAAGTTGCCGTAATATTGGTGAGTTGTGTTTTTAGATTTTGAAATTCATTATTTAAAATATCAATCTTTTTCTTTTTGGATTGGGATATATCTTGCTGTTTCTTTATTAGAGACAACGCATTCTCATGATCTATCGAAAGAGTGCGGGTTATATCGTCAATATAACGTTCAACTAATTTTCCACTAACGGCTGGAGGCATAGTAGTAGATGGCGGTGCAACCGCAACTGGTAGGCTTTCACAGAAAGTCATAAACATTAATGAAGAGAGAAATATAAAGAGTTTCATTTTATATATTACTTATATAAAATAATTATTGTTCTAAATATAATTTTGGTGAGGGATTTATAGATTGGTGAGCCTAAAAACTAAACTTTTACTATATATAG